GACTTATTTGCAAATCTGCAAATGAGTTCTCGTTGAGTTTTAAGAAACTGAAATTCTTTCGGAAACTTATTCTCACAGACATTCTTTGCAGATATTAGGATTTCTTTTGGAGTCAGGCGATCTTTCTGTTTGACAAGCAATTGCTTGTAGATCGAATCAATAGCCCTTAATGAGTTTTTGAGCTCCCACTCGATGTTATCGGTGTTCTGCTCAAAATATTCTGGCCAATTGTGTAACAAATGGTCACCCCAAAGTTTCCTCGAATAATTTGGAAGTTTGATTGAACTCGGTGTGTGTTTCTTTGCAGCTGCTTCAGCCGCCAAAGACATCACGGACAAAACCATTTTTGTCCCCGGTTCTCCCATTAAAATTCCTTTTCTAGTATAAAGTTTGTCTTCTGGAGATTGTGGATCTTTGGAAGGTTGTTTCAACCTCTCAAAGTTCAACTCCCATCTCCGTCGGAGACTTCTATATTTACGTCTTTTCTTATCACTTGGGCTTCCTCCACCAATACAATTGGGGTAGATAAGTTCTCGTGGACTGCATAACAGCTTATAAGCTGGTAGCAGATAGTTAAGACCAATATTTGTGTCATAGGCATAGTCACATCCGTCAAGGAAACCTTCCATGGCGGCTAGACCCATTCTATGAGACAAATGATCAGTTGCAGCCTCTAGATCAGAAGAACTCTGACAATAGAGTAAAGTTCCATCAGGGTACGCATTGTGTCCTGATGACTTTTGTGCTGTCTCTGCTAAATCTCTCCAATACTCATGGGTGCAGTGTCTGCCCCATGATCGCTCTAACGCGAACAGGTGATCAGTGCCCTTCATAGAAGTTCTGGCACCTGGGTGATGGATTAAGAGATCTTTTGTAAAATGTCCTGCAGGTGAGAGGAACACGGTGAGCCAAACTGGCGACTTTGTCGCAATTCGGCTTTTAACACCAGGTTCCCCAATCGGCACAGCCTCTACCTTTGGTGGAATGTATAAACCCTTCCACTCTTGGTATTTGGTTACCGACCACAGGAAAATTAATATTCCAAGTCTGGAATCCACTCCTGTTTTCATTTCAAGTGTTGCTTCAACATCTTGCTGATGATCAAGAGGGATTAATTTGGTGTCCAAAAAGTCACCTTCTAATGGTGTTGACAAATATGCTATTTGCCAAACCATTAGTCCAGAATCGTCTACTGAGCAAATGCGATTTCCAAAGAGGTCGAGATAGTAATTATCTCTCTCTTCCCATGGATATTGTCCAATTTCACTGTGGAGAAAGTCTCCCAGTTCATTCCAACATATCGCCCATTTGCCCATTTCTGCTCGAGAGTACTCTAAACAAGCACTATTTGATAGTGAAACATGCGACGTGATGGGCACCGCCCGTCCGTTGTATTTCTTGTTTCTCTTAGAAGTATATAATCTCTGCTGAGTAGCCCAC